AGATCGCCCGGTACCGGGACATCGTGACCCGCGACCGCACACAGGCCAATTTCCTGCTCGGCTGGATCAACCGCACACTGAAGGACGCCACATGAACTTTCTTGGCATCGGCACTGTCATCGAGTCCGTCGGTAAGGTTGCTGGCGACCTCATCACCACGGACAAAGAGCGCATGCAGCTGGAGCTGGAGGGCCGCAAGCTCGACCAATCCATCGACTTGGCGCAGATCGAAGTCAACAAGGTAGAGGCGGCGAGCTTAAGCGTTTTTGTGGCGGGATGGCGACCCGCAATTGGCTGGATCGGCGCAGCTGCCATGGCTTACCAATTTTTGGTTTACCCGCTGGCGCTTTGGATTTGGGCCTACCTTCAGGGAATCGGCTGGATTCCTAAAGAGCTGACTCCGCCACCTGTTTTACCCGCTGACCAGCTGTGGGTGATTTTGTCAGGCATCCTTGGCATTGCTGGCATGCGCTCGTTTGAGAAGACCAAAGGGGTGGCGCGATGACGTTTGCCGCCTCGTGTGTTCCCGGGCATAATTCAGGCATCACGCGCCAGCTGGACCAGCGGCTTCATAACCAACTGGAGTCCCTATGTACACGATGACGTACAGCAGCTTGCTGGAAGATGTGCGCCGCTACCTTGAGCGGGGCTTTACCGCTGAGAGCGACCAGATCGTCTACGAGCAGCTGCCGCGCCTGGTCACACTGGGCGAGCGCCGTATCTCACGCGAGCTCAAGATTCAGGGCTTCATTCGCGCCGTCCAAACTCCCCTGCAAATTGGCGTGGCCACCTACCGCAAGCCAGACCGCTGGCGCGACACGGTGAGTATGACGATCAACGGCGTGCCGATCTTTGCGCGCGCCTACGAGTACTGCCGAAACTACTGGCCCGATGAGGCACAAACAGGCGCTCCGCAGTTTTATGCCGACTACGACTACAACCATTGGTTGATCACACCCACGCCCGCTGCCGCGCAGATGCTGGAGGTGATGTACTACGAGCAGCCGCGCTTCTTGGGTGAGGACTTCCAGACCAACTGGATCACCGAGTACGCGCCCGATCTCTTGCTGTATGCCACGTTGCTTGAGGCCCAGCCGTTCTTGAAGAAGGACGAGCGCATCGGCACCTGGCAGCAGATGTACGACCGCGCTGCCCAGGCGCTCAACGGCGAGGACCTGAAGAAAATCATGGACCGCAGCGCCCAAAGGACTGAAGCATGACGATTTACACGGATATTTTTGGTGGCGCAAACATCTACCCAAGCGAGGTGGATTACAGCTCGACGGCCTTAGCCGCCAACATTACGCTGAGCTGGCCCGACGAGACCTCGACCAGCCAGAATCTGGCCACCAAGATCATGGACATCACACCGGCGTCTGCTGGCCTGTCCATCACGCTGCCGCCTGCCAACGGCACCGGAACAGGCCAAACCATCCTGTTTAACAACAAGGGTGCGTCGACATTCACGGTCAAAGACGCCACCGGCGTGCAGGTCGTCACCGTGGCCTCTGGCACGCTGTGGCAGATTTACCTCACAAACAACAGCACGGCCGCTGGCACCTGGGTGGCGCTGCAGTACGGCGCATCGACCTCACAGGTCAACGCCTCGTCGCTGGCTGGTAACGGCATCGTGGCCACCGGCACGCTGTTGGCGCAGTCGGTGCCCGTGACGCAGTTCAACAGCAACTACACGGCAGGTGCGCAAGACCGAGCTCAAATGTTTGTTTGGACTGGCGCAGGCGGTACGCTGACCCTTCCGGCTCCGACTGCCGTTGGCAGCAACTGGTTTTGCTACTTGCGCAATTCAGGCTCGGGGGCCATCGTGGCGGACCCGGCTGGTACGATCTTGATTGACGGCGGCGCGACGCTTTCGTTTCAGCCTGGCGAGTCGGCCATTATTGTCACGGACGGTGCAAACTACTTCACGATCGGCTTTGGTCAGTCCGCCACGTTTGCGTTTGATTACACCTCAATCAGCGTGCCCGGTTCTGGCAACTACACCTTGACCGGTACCGAGCTGAACCGGATTGCGTACTCGTTCACCGGCGCGCTGACCGGCAACCGCACGATCATTGTGCCCGCCACCGTCCAGCAGTACTGGGTGACCAACGCCACCACTGGCGCTTACAACTTCACCATCAAAACCGCCACAGGCGCGGGCGTCTTGGTTGCATCCGGCTCACGATCAATTTTGTACTGCGACGGCACCAACGTGGTCAACGCAAGCACAGGTGGCTTGGCTGTGCCCATTCAGGTGTCTGACGGCGGTACCGGCGCAACCACCGCAGGCGCAGCTCGCATCAACTTAGGCTCAACATCTGTGGGCGACGCGGTGTTTACCGCAGCAGACGGCAACGCAGCCTACGCTGCGCTTGGCATCGCCCCATCTGGCGTTGTGGTGGGTGGAACATTCTGATGGCAACGCAAATCCTGCGCTCCCAGCCCGGAATCAAACGGGACGGCACCAAGTTCGACGGTGAGTTTTACACCGACGGCCAGTGGGTGCGGTTTCAGCGCGGATTGCCTCGCAAGATCGGCGGGTACCGGTCAATTTCCAAGTACCTGACGGAGATTTCTCGAGGCTTCATGAGCTTCACCCAACAACTGTTGCAATATTGCCACAGCGGCGGACCAAGCACGCTGGAGCGCTTCACAATTGACGCCAGCAAAAACAGCAGCCTGATTTCCAACCGCACCCCGGTTGCTGTGGCTGCCAATGGCACGGTGACGCTTACGGGTGGGGCTTCTGGCGCCGTCAACGGCATCACCGTCAACGGCGTGCAGATCATGTCCGGCGCGGTGTCGTTTACCACCGACCTGGCAACCACGGCCGCAGCGGTTGCCACCAACATTAATCTGAATACGTCGATACCGGACTATACCGCCTCAGCTGTTGGCGCGGTAATCACCATCACGGCCGTGATCGCAAACGGGACCACCAATGGGTATGCGGTTGTGGCAACAACGACAACAATTACGGCCACATCAACCGACATGGCAAATGGATCGGACGCGCTTACAGCTTCGGACGCCAACAAGTGGATGTTTCAAGCTGAGTTTGATTCTTCAACGCAATACAACTCGCTGCTGGCCCACGTGTCGCCCAACGGCCGCTGTCTGTGCAACGACTTGGGTGGTCAGATTTTCTACGGTGACCTGCTTGGTACAGCTCCTTTGAAGAGCGTGCAGTTGCCTGCAGGCGCCAACGCCACGGGCGGTATTGTGGCGCTGCACCCGTTCCTGTTTTACTACGGCACCGCTGGCATCATTGGCTGGTCCGTGGCTGGTGAGCCCACAAATCTGATCGGCTCAGGCTCTGGGATTGCCCGCGTTTGGAGCCAAAAGATCGTCAAAGGCATGCCACTGCGTGCCGGTGCTGGATCGGCCCCCGCTGGCCTGTTTTGGGCCTACGACGCGGTGATTCGCGCCACCTTCACCGGCGGATCGGCAGTGTTCCAGTTTGACACGATTGCCACTGACACATCCATCCTGTCGGCCGACTCGGTGGTGGACTACGACGGCGTGTTTTTCTGGGCTGGCGTGGACCGCTTTTTCATGTTCAACGGCGTGGTGCGCGATGTGCCCAACCAGATGAACATCAACTACTTCCTCGAAGGCTTGAATCCTCAGCAGCACAGCAAGGTGTTTGCTTGGAAGGTGCCGCGCTTCGGCGAAATCTGGTGGGCTTACCCCAAGGGCGATGCCACCGAGTGCACACATGCTGTGATCTACAACGTTCGGGAAAACACCTGGTACGACACCGCGCTACCAGAGTCTGGGCGCTCCGCTGGCGGCTACAACAATGCCTTCATGTCTCCCATCCTGGTCGATGCAGTGCCCACTGCCAGCGGGTATCGCACTTGGGTGCATGAGCAGGGTGTGGACATGATTGACGGCACGCTTGCTGAGCCAATTCAGAGCTACTTTGAAACCGCCGACCTATCCCCCGTCGCCCAGGGCTCAAACGAGTACATGAGGATTTCCATCATCGAGCCAGATTTTGTGCAAAACGGTCCCATGACCGTTCAAGTCACTGGTCGCGCAAACGCTCGTGCCCCAGAGGTGTACAGCTCGATCTTCACATTTCCCGATCAAGCAAGTCAGCCCTACGAGCAGATTGTCATGCTCAAAGAGCAACGTCGAGAGTTGCGTCTGCGATTTGAGTCCAACGCGCTGTACGGAGACTACCAAATGGGTCAAATCATCGGTCACCTTGAGACCGGGGACAAGACGGTGCTGGGATGATTATCACGCTACCCACCAACATGGAGCTGCTTGACTGGGCGTCTCAGGTCATCATTGATCTGGACTCTTTTGGCTCCTTTGGTCGCCTGGATGACCCCGAACACTGGCAGGACTGGGGTATGCAGTTTTTGAACAACACAACGATCGGCAGAAACTTGCCGATTCCTTACGGATTCAGCGATTGGCGCGAATGGGCGCAAAGGCTGGTGGGGTCCCTGTCATGAAATACATTGGCACCCAGCGCGAGAAAGAGGCAATCGAGTGGGCTAAAAATGTTCTTGGCATCGAAAACCCAACTGGTTTTTGCCGTGCTTTGTCTGCGGTTGATGATGCTGGAGATTTTGTTTTTGTGGTGGTTCTTTCAAATTTTACAGAGACCAATGTCGACATGCACACCGCCGCTCGCCATGGCGCTCAGTGGGCCACGCCTCGCTCAGCCTTGGAGATGTTTCGAGGCGTTTTTGAGTATGCGTTTGATCACTTTCAAGTACAACGCGTGACTGGTCTGGTTCGCGCAAAAAACACAGCGGCTCGCAACTTTGACGAGCACATTGGTTTTCAGCTCGAAGGCGTTATGCGTCGGGCTTTCAAGGATGACGATCTTTGCGTTTACGGATTCTTGCGCGAAGATTACAAGCAACATAAATGGAATCGCAGGAGTAAATGATGGATGAATTTCAAACTGGTCCGCAGCAAATGACTGCTCCTCAAAATATGGGCGAAATGCAAGGCATGCAAGCACCACGAATTGACAAACAAACAATCATGGCGATGGCAGCCAACAACCCTCAGGTCGCGCAAGCCGCAGACATCATTGAGGCTCGGATTTCAAATATGCCGGGCATCACCGAAGAGATGATCGACCAGTTGGTGGCCACCCTGGAGTACGTGCTGCAAAACCCGCAGAAGTACCCTGAGGTTCGTGAGGCTGCCATTCAGGCCGGTTTTGGCTCCGAGCAGGACTTTCCTGCTGAGTTTGACCCGACGCTTATTGTCTCCATGCTGGTGGCGCTGTATGAGGTTCAAACCCGCTATCAATCGGGCGCATCACAGGCGTTTGCCCGTGGCGGCTTGGCTCAGGCCGCTCAGCGCCTTGCCTCTGCTGGCCGTGGCGGCGACACCATGCTGGCGCACATCAATCCACGCGAGGCCTCAATGTTGGCGCGCATGGGCGGATCTGGAACGGTCAACCCAACCACGGGCCTGGTTGAGTTCAAGGGCGGCATTGGTAAATTGATCGCGGCCGTGGCACCTGTTGTGTTGTCGATCGTGGCTCCTGGCATCGGTACCGCAATTGGCTCGGCGCTTGGTGCCAGCGGCATAGGTGCCAGCATGTTGGGCAGCGCAGTGATTGGCGGGGCCAGCTCAGCTGCAGCTGGTGGCAACGCACTTACAGGCGCACTGGGGGGCGCTCTTGGCGCTGGTGGCGCATCAGCCCTGGGTGGCGCAGTAAA